TAGTCTTCTGCTTGTTAGCGTAAATTTTACTTCCAGCAGAAACGGCTAATTTAATTGCCTGAAACCACATATTAGTAAGCTTTTGATTTTCTTTTTTTCTCTGCTAGTACTGCACCTTGACCTTGAACTTCTTCTTCAGGTCCACCAGTACCAATATAGTTATAAGCACCATCAGCAGTTGTTTTTGATCTTGGATCAATCTCAATTTGCTGTTCAGAAACTTTAACTTCTTTAATTTTATCTAATTTTTCCATATTTTCTCCTTAATTATTTTATTTTAACTGTTTTTTTCTTAATTGTCACTAACCTTTACGCATGATTTCAACATTTGGAACCATATTACCGGTGTTTTTCATCATTGAGTCTGCACTTGGTATAGTTTTACTAAGAATAGTTTTTTCAATTGAAGTATCAGCTCTTAAATTTGCTAATTCTTCATTTTGTTGAAGCTTATCTTCTTGATTTGTCTGGTTCATCATAGTTTTCATCTTATCAAGATTCATTCTCTCTTCATCCTGTTCTTTTTTACGTTGGTTTTCCATTGCTCTAAGATCTAATTCTCTTTCTCTTAGTTTAGCAATAGGATCATTATCAAATTGTGAAGTAATTTTCTTTTCTTCATTCATAAATTCTTCCATCATTTCAGCAATTAGTTGTGCTTTTCTAGCTTCCACTCTTTGTTGCATCATCATAAACTGCATTTGCATCTGTTGTGCCATTTGTGGATTCTGTTGCATAGCCATTTGCATCTGTTGCATTTGTACTAACTCATCTTTGAATTCTAATTCAATTTGTTCTTGAGCCATTAGACTAATATGTTCAAAAATATTTTTTTCTAAACTTGCCATTACCATTGGATTGTTTCTTGCAATGTTAGTTGCCATGAAATTTAAGTGAGCAGTTATATGTGCTCTATGATCTTGTCCAGGAAATGCTTGGAACTGTGCTCCACCTAAAGCATCAATATGTTCTAACGCTGGATCTTTAGGAGCTGGTTGTTGTGGTCTTATTAAAACTTGGTCAATATTTTTTACACCTAATGCTTCATACATATTTCTATATGATTGATACATATTGTGCATTTGTGGATTAGATTGTGCCAGCTGGAGTTCCGTTTGCGCAAGTGAAATACGCTGTGTTTGAGAAAAAATGTTAGGGTCAGCAACTGGCACTATATCTACTCTATCATCAAAATCAGATTGCTTAATCATTTTTTGACCCCCAACTACATCATACGGATATTCTTGTGGTAGATATAACTTGAATACTCTAGCTAAAATTCTAAATTCATTTTTAAGAGCTGAGTAAATTCTTTTGTGAATTGCAGACATTGTTCTACTTCCTCTTTCAAGTAGAGCAACTGTTGTTCCTACTGCTGCTTGTTGATTGCCATCACCAACTTGTAAATCTGCAATCGATGCAAATCTTTGACCAGCGTTTACTACAACACCCATTAAACTTAATAAAGTCTGTGATGGTTCTTTAAAAGGTAACATCATAAATGAATCTCTTAAATTACCACCTGGTGCATCTACATCTCTGAATTCACCTGGTTGAATTGATTGTGCATCGTCTCTAATTCTAATACCTCTCATTTTAAATCCAGCAGGTAAATTAGATAATGTTCCTGCATCTAGTAATTGTCTAAGTGCACTTGTTGCAGTACGTGACAATCCACCAATCATATGAATTAAACCAAAACCATAAAAACCTAGTCCTGGTAAAAATTTAAAATGTACAAAATATTGTATTTTTCTTTTCATTGGATCACCTGATTCATAGTTTCTTCTAATAGATAAAATCTCATGTGATCCTTCTATGAAAGTTACGATGTAAGGTATTTTAATTCCTGAGGGCTCACCAGTCTCTTGATTCATATCTTCAAAACCTTCTAAATCTAAATCAACATGACATTCTAATAATGTAAATATATCTTCATCTTTTGTTTTTGAGACTCCCTCAATTTCTCTTTCTTTTCTATCAATTTCAGTATCTTTGTCTTGAGGTTTTCCAATTTCTACATCTCTATAGAAACCTGCTACTTGTTGTTTTCTTAAATCGTTTTCTGAAATTTTTACACGATGAATAATTGCTTCCGCATCATCTAATGAGGTAGCTGTGTACGGAACAATTAAATCATCTGCCGGAACAAATTTTGATACTGCTCTTTGTTCCATATCATCATAATAAACTTTTTTGAAAGAAGAACCTGCGAGTGGCAAATTAAATAACATTTGATCAAACTCTGGTTCATACTCTCTCATCTTTTCCATTATTTGATAATTCATAAAATCTTTAACACGTGTTGCTTGTTGTGTTTTATCAGGAGTAGGCATTCCTAAAACTTGAGTTCTAACGGGTCCATCTGCTGGAAGTAATTCTTTATAAGCTAATGCTTGAAATTGTGTAACAGCTTCCGCTAACACTGGGTGTGTTGCACCTGAAGCTCCTTGAAAAGGTTCTGTTCTGTTATCGTATTTAAAACCTAAAAGGTCTAATCCTTTAGTGTAAGTTTGTTCCCACTCTTTTCTTGAAGAAGAGTAGTCCATGTATTTATTATTTAAGTCAGAAGATAATTCTCCTAAAACATCATCAGGTAAAAATTCTGCAAGGTTTGAATAATGTTCGTCACCGCCTTCTGGTGATGCAACTTTTGGATCTAAATTAATATCAACTGAACCATCTTCATTCTCTGTGACTTCTACATCATCAGGTGATTTCTGTTCTTCAGCTGCTTCTTCAACTATTTGTTCTTTAACTTCTTCTTCACCAGGTAATTCAAATTCTTTTCTTACTTCGTTTGGAAGTGCTTTGTCTATATCCGCCATTTATTTTTTCTCCAGATTGTTTGACTGTTTTAACAGTATTATAGTTAATATTCAACCCCTGAGGCATGGGTCCTGATTTAGGGGGTATTGTAGTGGTTAGTCTTTTATAACTCATTTAATTTACCTTTTAATGAACCTAAACCTTCTCCTACTTCTGTAAAATCGTCTTTAAATTTACCTAAAGTTATACCTGCTTGTTGTTCAGAATATCCGGGTACATTTCTTCTTTTATAGTTATCTAAAGCTACATATGGATCTCCAGAATCCACTGCCATTATTTGGTCAACAAGAGATAAATCTATGTTTTGGTTTTTTGCTAAGGCATTAGCGTCAAATAAAGATTTAGTTCCTAACATATATCCAACTGGTTTTATAACTTTACCAACTCCTTTTAAAACTTTACCTGTTCCTGATAATATTTTATCTTTTACACCAGCTTTTGTAAAACTTACTGCATCTGATTTAATTTGTTTTCTTAATGCACTTGCTTGTTTATTTGTTAAATTTTCTAATTTTATTCCTGGTTGTTTTTGATTACTACCTCCAACTTTTTTAGCAGTGAAATTTATAACCGTTGCATTTTCATCAAATACTGGAACTACTTTATTAAAACCAATTAAGTTTTTATATTCGTTAGG